CGATGAGTCGCACGGCGTCGGTGGGAACCATGCGGGTCGCTCCGCTGCGAAGCCCCGTCACCTCGGTCCAAGGCATGACGGCATAGGGGTGGAAGACCGCGCCTTTGATCATGGGGAGGCGGGTCTCGGCTTGGTCGCCGAGTTGGGCGGCGGAGGCCAGGGTGTGGGGCGGGAGGCTGGTTTCGCCCACATGGCGCTCAAAGCCCTCCATCATGGCGCTACATTTGGCGGCTTCGATGGTGGCCCCTTTGCCGCTATCCACCGCCAGCACGATGGCGTCGGGCCGCATGCACTGAGCCACACAGATGCCGATCCGGTCGAGCCCGGTGATCTCGGCGAGGCGGGTGATGCCTGCGGTGTGGAAATGCGGTCGCATGCGCTCCAGAGTTTCTTCTGGCGAGCAGGCGCGTTGCGCTCCTTCGAGCCGGATTTTGTCAGTTAGTTCCAGGACCATTGGAGCGTTCGGAGTGTGAGGCGTGCGGCGAGTCGGCGGAGGGGGGTGGTGAGGGTGGCGGCGAGAGCTTGGCCGTGCTGGCAGTAGAGTCGGATCGTGCGGTCGCTGGCATGGCGGAGCATGGCACGGCGGTATTCCTTCCAGCGGGCGGTGGCCGTGCCGAAAGCGGCGCGAGCGACCCAGCAACAGGCGGCGGCGGCTGCGCCGATGACGGCGCTGGCTCCTATGGCGGCTCCTTGAAGCCCCTGGTTTGCGGCATAGTCACTGGCCTTGGCTCCCATGTAGGCGCTTTGGAGGGAGGCGTTGTTGTTGGCCCATGTATTGTAGCGGGTGTCGAGCATGGAGGCGTTGATTCCGGCGACATTACCGGCCATTTGGGTGGCGTTGTTGTAGGTGTTGCCGATCATATTGGCGCTGGTGCCCAAGGTGCCGCCGCCAATAGTGGTGCCGGGGGCGAAGGCTCGCATGTAGGGGTCGTTCGCCATGGACTGATTGGCGATGTTGAGGCCGAGGGCGGCGGCGTTTTGGTAGGCTCCGGCTTGCTGTCCGTAGAGGTTTGCGGTCTGGCCGAGGGCTCCGAGGGCATAGCCGCCTCGGGAGATTTCGGAATTGATGAGGTTTTGGTTGGCGTTTTGCAGGAACGCCCGGTTCATTTCGTTTTGGCGCTGGTTGGCGTCCTGATTAGCAAGGGCGGCTTGTTGGCGAGACTCTGCTTCAAATAGAGCGCGTTGTTGGGCACGGGCGGCATTTGTGTCTTGTCGGCGGAAATTGATGTCGGAAGCGACCTGTCGGATGCCACTGGCTTGGCCGAGGACTTGCCCCGCAAACGCTCGGCGCTCGGCCTCGCGCTGCGTAGCGAAGCGGTCGCGGTTCAATACCTCGGCGGCCAGAGCAGAATTTCCCACTCCCAGACCCCGGGCAGCCATTCCGGCTCGGGCGGATTGCGCGGCCTCGCGTTCCTGTTCAGCAGAGAGAGATCGCCCGAGAGAGAGATCGGCGCTGGCTTGCTTCTCAAGCTGCCCAAGGATGCCGTAGCCTTTGGCTTCGCGCATGAGGGCGCGCTCGGCGGCATTGCTGCGAATATCCCCCACCCTGTCCACCGTGACTCCGCTCACTTGGTCAGCGCGCTGATCCATAGCAGTGGCTCCAAGCGCGGCGATGCGTTGGTCTAGTTCCGTTGGGCCTGCGGCAAAAGTTTGGGCAGATTGTGCAATCTGGTCGGCACGAGCGGCAGTGGCTCCGATTTGGTCGCCAGATTGGGTAAGTTTTGTAGTCTGCTCGGCGGCTGCGCCTAGCGCGGCATCGGCCCGCTGCGTGTAGGGATTTCGTAGATCGTCCGAGATTTTTTGAATGGTGCCGAGTTGCAGGCGCTCCAATTTGGGATAGGACTCGATTTGAGCGGCGAGCTGGTCGCGGTATTGCTCTTTGGCAGCCACGCTGGATTGAGCCATGATCTTGCCATAATTGATGGGCTTCGCCTGCGGCGGCGGGGCTGTTTCCTTTGGTTTTTGTGCGGAACCACCACCCATTAGATTACCCCCCTTTCAATGAGGCCGACGCGGGCGGCGAGTTTTTGCCATGGGTAGGCGTGGAGGCGGAAGGCGTTGTGTCGGCACCAGGCGGCCCACTCCTGCGGGCGGGTGGCGACGCGGAGGAATTCGGCGATGGGGTTGGCGTGCCCGGTCGCGGCGGCGAGCGGCACGAACCAGGCATTAGGCGGTAGGTCGTGGGTCATGGTATTAGTCTCTGGGTCGTAGTGGGCTTCGTGGGCGAGGAGGAAGACGGAGGGGGTGCTGTGGACAAGGCCGTGGCGTAGGTGCCAACCGAGAAGATCCTCGAAGGGCTCGGTGCTGTTCTCACGCTGCCAGAGGATGGCTTTGTCGAAGGGGGTCATTAGGCTTTGATGCAGTAGAGGAGGGCGATGTTTTTTGGACGCGTTTCAGTGCTCCCGTCTGCGGAAATGGACAACGATGGAACATTGTGTGTGTGGTTTGCGCTGACGCCGCCAGTTGTGAAATTGTGGGTGTGCACATTATTGCGGCCCCCTGTCCAAGCGGCAAAATCATGGTAGTGGAGGGCGGATCTTCCACCAGAATCAGTTGCATATTCTGAAACTCCAACATTATTATTGCCTCCAGCAGTTGCATTTCTTTGAGCAAAACTTGATCTTACATAAGAATGCGTATGATCAGGATAATCAGCCCCAGTTGTTCCACTAACATAGTGAGCATGATCGTTCGACTCGCCTCCCGTAGTGCCGCTATGCGTGTGACCTTGCGATTCGAGTCCAGTTGTTCCTGTTCCGGTTATGCCTCCGTGGTTGTGAGACTTGTAGGAATCAGCTTGTTTAGTTCCAAACGCTCCAGATGCTGTTCCATCAGAATTTGTGTTCACACCGCGCACAAAGTAACCGCGTAGGTCAGGCAGGTTGAATGTCGTGCTACCGTTGCCTGCCCCGTAAATTGTGCCGATAGATTCAAAAAGTGCTGAGTAGGTTAAGCGTGAAACTGCGGTTCCATTTGCTTCAAGCCAACCACTTGGCGCGGAGTTCATGGCAAAAGGCATCACAGCTCCTGTTGGCACAAGCGTGACGCTGGCGTTAAGTTTGGATTGGGTCACCGCTCCATCTGCAATTTTTGCGGTCGTCACATTGGCATCTGCAATTTTTGCGGTCGTCACATTGGCGTCTGCAATTTTTGCGGTCGTCACATTGGCGTCTGCAATATCCGCTGTGACAATATTCGAGACCGTCGGCACGCCGAGCGCGTTGAGGTTGGTGGGGGTAACGATTTCGTTTGCGGTGAAAATTTTCCCTGGTGTGACGGTGGCCATAGATTAGTTGAGTGTGCGGGTTTCGGTGGGGTCCATGCTGGAGCGAGCGGCCTCGGCAGTGATTTGGCGGAGAATGGGGCGGCCCGTGAGGGTGCGCCAGCGGAGGTCGAGAGTGGTTGCCTTGCACCGCATCGGAGCTTTGAGCGTGTAGTCCTCCTCGGCTCCGGTGGAGTTTGTGAGCGCGGCGATTTGAAAGTCGTTGTCGAAGTCCTGCGTGACCGCTTCCAGCGTGCAAGACGCTCCGGCAGGCAGCACCACACTGGCCTTGGCGCGCAGCAGGCGCTTGGCATTCATTGAGCCCCAGCCGTAGCGGCGCGAGAGGAGCAGTCCTGGCACATCGGTGGAGCCGAGGCCGCTGGCCGTGTCATCCGCCCCGCTTTCCAGCTCATCGAGGAGGAAGAGCTTGCCGGTAGCCGTGGCGGCAAAGAGGCGGCGCTGGGTGCCGTAGTCGCTCACCAGGAGACGGTCGATAGGGAAGCCGTAGGTGTCGCGGGTCTCCCATTGCTGGTTCAGCATATTGAATGCAAAGAGGCTGTTCGGTTGCGTGCTGGTGCCGAGCGGGAGGGCGAGGTAGTAGCGGTTCGCAAAGTAAATGCCGTTGCTCAAGTGAGCTGCTGGGGCATTGATGCCGCCGATGAGGTCGGCGATGGGGTCGGAGAGTGTCTGCGTGGATCCGCGCAGCTTGAGGTCGAATTGGTTGTCGAGGCGGTAAACGCCGTTGTCTGAGAGAAAAAACACAAACACGCCAGCGGTGGCGATGCTGCGGCGTGCGGAGCAGCCGATCTCGTCGGTGAGGAGTTGCAGGCTGCTATTGGCAGGGTCGATGGAAACGCCATCCGCTCCTATGGCGGCGGTGGCGAGCCAGATGGATTTGCGGCAGAAGACGAGCACTTGGCCCTCGGCGTAGGGGTGCAAGGCCACTATGTAGTCGTTCGACCCGGCATTGGCGCGGAAGGATTTCGAGACCGGATCGTAGGTCTCGGCGTCGAAGACATCCGAGATGAGCACCTCGTCGCGGTTGCGGGCGATGACGAGTTGGTTATTGAGGAAGGTCGCTGTGCTGGTGGATGGTAGGCGTGAGTAGGTGACGCCGAGCGGATGCGAGCCCTGGGCGACTCGGGCAAAGGGGTTCGTGAGCACGCCATCCCACACCAAGGCCGGTTGCACGCGCTGGGCGATGATCTGCCCTGTGGCCGTGGCGGCGGTGCCCGATGGCACGGTGAAGGAAAATTGCGTCGAGCTGATGCGGGTCACTTGGAAATCCGCCAAATAGCCTGCCTCCCCTGCCCCGCTGATGCGCACCACCTCGCCGGTCTGGTAGGGATGCGCTCCCAGCGTGGTGGCCGTGGCCGTGCCGCTCGTCTGCGTGAGCGTTTGCAAGCGGATGAGTGACTCCTCCCGCGTGCGCAGGAGGTAGAGTTTGTCGAAGGCTTGGATGATCTCGATGTCATCACCTGCCACAATGGTGTCGGTGGTGGGGTAAGCGATAGTCTGCAAGCTCGCGCTGTCCCGCCAGAGATAGCAGGCGTTGGGACCGGCAAGGACGATGTATTCGTTGCTATTGTCCAGGCGCGGGGAGCTGTAAATGCCAGCGCCGATGATGCCGCCGATGTAGGTGTTTTGAATAACAGGCCCGCGATTGGCTATAAGCGATGTTCCCGAAATCGTCATCAAGCCGGAAACCAACGAAGCCAGTGTGTAGGAAAACCCGGTGGAAAAATTAACCTTGGTCACTCCTGGTGTAATCGAGGTGTCCAGAATCCCGAGTCCGCTGCCGTTAATATTGGAAATATAAAAAGTCGTCGAGGAAGGGGTGGAGGAAATTAAATAACTGGTGCTTGCAGACAGGTTCGACGGGATTGGCAAATCGGAAAAAGTCACCACATTTCCAACGACCAACCCGACTGATCCGGCCGAGATGCCGGGGTCTGCTGGCAGCGTGTAGGTGAAGGTATTTGCGCCGGTGACGGTGATGGTGAAATTCCCGTTGTATTGTGACTGGTCGGCTCCGCGAATGTTCACATAGTCGTCGGTGGCGTAACCGTGCGCGGTGAGAGTGGCAGTAGCGGTGAGGTTGCCGAAACCGCCGCGAGTGATGGAGGAAATGGATTTATCTGGCGCGAGTTGAAACGGAACCGTCAAAGCCTCGCCGATATTGCCGATGGATTCCGCCAATCGCTTCGCGCCCTTGCGCGTTTGCGCCACGCCTCGGTCGAGCCGCATGTTCTCGCACCGCTGCACCATGCCAGCGGGGAGCTGGAGCGGGTTGAGACGCGAGGCCATGCCGAGGAATCCGGCATCTCCTTCAATTATGGTCGCGTCGTCGGGCATGTAGGTTAATTATGGGGCTAGCGTGTCAAGCAGGGCGCGGATGGCGGGGGCTTTGATGCGGGGCTCGCCGCTCCAGCGGCACAGGTCGGCGATTTGGCTGGGTCGGCGGCCTCGGTAGCGCAGGCAGGTTTGCGTCACACGGTCGAGGAGGTGTGCGGGGATGCCGGGGATGGCGCGGGCGGTTGGCTCGTTGGTTTTGGCTTGGGGCTTGCCGGTGAGTTGGCGGTAGCCGGTTTGGTAGAGAAGTTGGCGGCTGCCGGGCTGCCAGTGGGGGAAGGTTTGCTTCTCCACCAATCCGTCGCGGATGGCGCTGGCGAGGATCTTGGGGACTTCGTTCGGCTCGCAATCGAGGTCGGTGGCGATTTCGTCGGCGGTGCTCCAGCCGGGCGGGAGGGAGTTGGTTTTGCGGGCGAGGGATTTCCAGTTGCTCATAGGTA